TGCCAGAAGACGTGGAGGTTGAACTCTCTCGCCTCGCAAAGGATGCCGCCGAAAAGCTTCTCCAAAAAGATCAGATGGAAGCGCAGCAGCAGCAAATCCAACAACAGCAACAAGATCCAGTTGTCCAAATGCAACAGATGGAATTGCAGATAAAACAGCGTGAACTTGAACACAAAATTCAAATGGACACACAGAAGCTGCAGCTTGATGCAATGGCAAAAAGTTCAAATGCACAAATTCAAGCGGAGCGCATCGCCGCAGAGAACCAGCGCGAAGGGGCGCGTTTGGGGGTTAAACTCGCTACAGACTTGGATAAGTCACAGCGTGAAGATCAAAAGGAAGGTGCAAAACTTGGAATTGAAATAGCAAAGGAGTTATCGAAGGGAGATGGATGATATATTCAAACTCCTCTTTAAGAGGATTGATGAATACGAGGAAGACATAAAAGGTTTTCTCGCATCTGGTCAGGCTGAAGACATGGCAATGTACAATCGTTTAGTGGGAAGAAACGAAGGGTTACAGTTTATTCGGCAGGATTTAGCAGAAATCGAAAAGAGATATATTGAAACATAGAACTTTTTTCGGTATCTTAAATTTGGGAGTACTTCGTGGATAGTCCACGCAAGGCATCTGTGAGCCTTTAATCACTGCAAGGTATAAAATGTATACAGGCAATAAAACTACAGAGGAAAAGGTAGCCTCTAAACTACCAAGGCCACAAGGATACAAGATCCTTATTGGTGTACCCGAAGTCAGCGACAAAACCGAAGGTGGGGTATTTATGCCAGATGGACTCAAGTCCGCAGAAGAAACGGCATCAATCATTGGTTTTGTAATGAAGTTAGGCCCAGACGCCTATGCAGATGAAACTAAGTTTCCGAATGGCCCGTTTTGCCAAGAAGGAGATTTTGTAATCTTTCGTTCTTATTCAGGCACTCGATTCAAGATTCATGGAAAAGAGTTTCGACTTATTAACGACGACACCGTAGAGGCGGTTGTTGATGATCCAAGGGGGTACACACGGGCATGAGTAACTTAGCTGAACAACAAGATTTCGAAGATGAATTCGAAGATGAAACTGTCGCAGAAGCTTTAGCCAAAGCAAAAGGCTCATCAGATGATGATGATGGTTTTGAAATTGAAGTCGTGGACGATCTTCCACCAGAGCATCAAAACAGACCTCGTCAGGCAAAAGATGCTAAGGTGGATAGCTCTCTTTCGGACGATGACGATGAGATAAAATCTTATAGTGAAAGCGTTCAAAAGCGCATTAAAAAAATAACTTGGGAGCGTGAAGAGAAAGAGCGCCAGCGTATTGAAGCAGAGAATATGCGTGAAGAAGCTCTTCGTTATGCACAGCAGATTCAGCACGAAAATGAACGCCTACGCAAAACTATAGACGAGGGCGAAGGTGTTCTTATTAACCAAGCCAAAGGTCGTGTTGCAGCAGAGCTAGATAAGGCACAGGCTGCATACAAAGCTGCTTATGAAACGGGTGATTCTGATGCTTTGATTGAAGCAAATAAACAGCTAACGAGACTGCAGAACGAGCAGGATAGATATGAGAACTACAAGCCCCGACCGCGTCAACAACAGGCACCAAAGCCTCAATATCAACAGCCAACTTCCCAGCCAAATCGACCAAGCGAAAGAGCCTTAAAGTGGGCCGAAAAAAATCAGTGGTTTGAAAAAGATCCTGAAATTACAGGATATGCTTATGGACTTCACCAAAGGCTTGTAACAGAAGGTGTTGCTCCAGATTCAGAAGAGTACTATAATACTATACACAACGCGGTTCGCCGCGTGTTCCCAGATAAGTTTGACGATGGGTCCATTGAGGAATCAGCACCCCAACGTCAGGCTGGCAACGTGGTTGCCCCTGCCGCTCGTAGCGGCAAAAAACCACGCAAAGTGCAACTGACCTCAACGCAAGTCTCTCTCGCCAAGAGGCTTGGTCTGACAAATGAGCAATATGCGGCGCAATTAATGAAGGAAGTATCCAAATGACAGACAGAACCTCACGCACTGCAGAGACTCGTGAAGAGTCAAAGCGCAAAGTGTCATGGCAGAGACCTTCTATGTTACCTACCCCCGAACCCAGAGAGGGCATTGAGTACCGCTGGATTCGCACAGCAACACTTGGGCAGAGTGACAATACGAATGTTTCTTCCAAATTTCGTGAAGGTTGGACACCTGTTCGTAAGGAGGATCATCCAAACCTTCAAGTTGTGTCTGATATCGATTCTCGATTTACAGACAATATTGAGGTCGGTGGGTTATTGCTATGTCAGAACTCAACCGAAAATATGCAAGCTAGAAGGGATGCACAGAATGCTCAGGCCGCAAGCCAGATGCATGCTGTTGATAACTCCTACTTGCGTAACTCAGACCCTCGCATGCCCGTTCTGAATCCTGAGCGGTCTACGCGAACTTCGTTTGGCAAGTAACCTTTCGGGGGAGCTTGCTTGGTTGAAACTCAGATTGTGAGGAAATAGAGCTATGGCTACTACAGCGGCTCCTTATGGCCTTCGTCCTGTAAGACGTGCGGACGGAATGCCATATGCTGGTGCAACAAACCAGTATCTCATCGATCCTGCTGGTGAAGCAACTAATCTATTCTATGGGCAAGTTGTAATCATCGGGGCCGATGGGTATATCGCGCTGGCTACAGGTACAGGTATGGACCTGACCTCTAACAGCATTTCAGGCACAACAGGTGTAGGCGGCATCGGCGTCTTCGTTGGTTGTGAATATGTAAACTCTTCAGGTCAACGTGTTCAAGCACAGTACTATCCGTCTGGTACAAACAGCAATAGTACTAAGATCACAGCCTATGTTGTCGATGATCCAAACGTACTGTTCCAAGCGCAGCTTGATGGTTCTGGAGCGCAGACAATCATTGGCACGAACACAGGCTTCGCATCAGCGCAGTCTACCTCAACTGGTGATACAGTTACAGGTAACTCTACGTCTGCACTAGATGCGACTGTTCAAACCGCAGCGGCTGCATTCCGCATCGTTGCTCATGTTTCTGACGCTAGTGATGCGTATCCAGATGTACTTGTAAAGTTCAATCCTGGCGCTCACCAGATGACGAACAATGTTGGCTTATAAGGAGTTAGATAATGGCTATTTCACGCGCCCAGCTCCTTAAAGAGCTATTACCTGGTCTCAATGCGTTGTTTGGACTTGAGTACGATAAGTACGAAAATGAACACGCAGAGATTTACGAAACTGAAAACTCAGAGCGTAGCTTTGAGGAAGAAGTCAAATTGTCTGGGTTTGCTGCAGCCCCTGTGAAAGCAGAAGGTGCATCAATTTCTTACGACAATGCACAAGAGTCGTTTACCGCTCGTTACAACCACGAAACGGTTGCAATGGGCTTTTCTGTCACTGAAGAAGCGATGGAAGACAACTTGTACGACTCACTATCTGCTCGTTATACAAAAGCCTTGGCTCGTGCTATGGCGTATACCAAGCAGGTTAAAGCGGCTTCTTTGTTGAATACAGGTTTTGACACCTTTAAATCAGGTGACAATGTGTTCTTGTTCGCAACCAACCACCCAACAGTGGAAGGTGGAACAAACGCAAACAAGCCTTCAACAAATGCTGACTTGAACGAAACTTCTCTTGAGCAAGCAGTTATTGACATTGCAGCGTACACTGATGAACGCGGCCTGTTGATTGCAGCACGTCCACGTAAGTTGATCGTTCCACCTGCGCTTATGTTCGTTGCAACTCGTTTGCTACAAACAGAGCTTCGCACAGGTACAGCGGATAACGACATCAACGCATTGCGTTCGAATGGTTCGATCCCAGAAGGCTATCGCGTCAACCACTATCTGACTGACGTAGACGCTTTCTTCATCACCACAGATGTTCCAAACGGCATGAAGCACTTTGTGCGTACTGCAATGCAGACATCTATGGATGGTGACTTCGATACAGGTAACGTGCGCTACAAAGCGCGTGAGCGTTATTCATTCGGTGTATCAGATCCGCTAGGCATCTACGGATCACCAGGTGCATAATTAGTTCAATAGAACTTTTAGGGGGGCGGGTTTACTCGCCCCTTTTCTTTTTTAAAAAGTGTGGTATCCTGTTTTCATCCCTGACAGCCATTGGCTGACACACCCAAAGACAGGAGATCAAAATGGGTCTAACTACCTTTTCAGGTCCCGTTCGTTCTGAACGCGGATTTACTGCTGTAGGATCAACCGCAGTTGTAGCAATCACAGCAGAAACAACTCTCACATATGCAGACCACGTAGGACGCATTATTGAAATCAATGATGCAGACGGTGCAGTTACGCTTCCAGCAATCACCAGTGACACTATTGGCGCAACCTACAAATTCTTTGTAGGCACCACTGCTTCCGACTTGGACATCAAAACAGATGGCACAGATAAGTTTGTCGGCAATCTGGTTCTTGCGGCCTCTGCCACTTCTCAAGCTAGGGGTTTCGCTCCTGCAGCAACCAACGATGTCATTTCTATGAACGGCACCACTACAGGTGGTATTGCTGGTTCTGTTGTGGAAGTCACAGCAATTGCAACTGCAGAATATCTTGTTACTGGCACATTGTTAGGATCAGGCACACTCGCTACTCCGTTTGCTGATAGCTAATAGGAGATAGATCATGGGTAACAGCACTATATCCCAGATTTTTCAGGGACATCGGCACGATAGTGGCTTTGTTGTTATGGGTCGCAGGCGTTTAAAGGAAATTTCCGTTACGGGTTCTGCTTCTGCTGGTCGTTTGGAAATTTTTGACTCTGACACTGCCCCAGAGGCTGGAACTTATGCTCAGTCTGGAACAACAGTTACTGTAACTGATACAGGTCATGGCTTATCAACAGGCGATGTTGTTGGTATTGCATTTGAAACAGGTACAGGTGGAACAGCCCAGCCTGGTAACTATGAGATCACTGTGACAACAGCGAACGCATTTACTGTGACAATGTTGAATAGCGATACAATTACAGGCACACCCGCTTGTCGGTACGTTGCTTCAACGCCCACTCCAAATGTATTCCCTAAACGGTGGCTAATGACTAAAGAGACAAGTGCTGCAGATACTTATGCCAACACTTTCTCAATACCCAACCAAGGCTTTATAGCAACATATGGTATCTATTTTCATATGTCTAACTTGGGTCATGCAGATGTCTTCTACGAGTAAATCAAAAAAAGATCCCCGCCTCGAAAGGGCTGGGGTCTCTGGCTATAATAAGCCAAAGCGCACACCTAATCACCCAAAGAAGTCGCACATCGTCGTGGCTAAAGAGGGTGATAAGGTGAAGACTATTCGTTTTGGTCAGCAAGGTGTAAAGACAAATCAGACTGTAGGGCAGCGTAAAGCCTTTAAGTCTCGTCACGCAAAGAACATTAGTAAGGGCAAAATGTCTGCAGCTTATTGGGCCGATAAAGTTAAGTGGTCTCCAAGTAAGACAAAGTCTAGCTCACCAAAGTGGAAGAAAGGTTCGTAATGGATATCTTGAGCAGTAAGGTTGTGATGGGGATTGCAGCGGCTTTAATCGGTCTAGTAGGCGCGGTTTCGTATAATTGGGCTAGTTGGACGACAGAAACCCTGATCGCTGTAGATAAGCGGACTGAAGTCATGGCTGTTCAGATGCAAGCAATAAAGCTTGAGTTGGAGCGTTTATATGCCGTTAACAGATAAAGGCAAAGAAATCATGCGCTCCATGAAAAAGGAGTATGGCCCTAAAAAAGGGGAGAAAGTCTTTTACGCTTCAAGGAATAAAGGGACAATCTCAGGAGTAGAGAAAATGAAAATGGGCGGTATGTGTTCTACTGGTGATGACGCAAGGGATCTTGAACTCATCCGCATGGGTAAAGGTGGTAAAACAAAAAGTAGAGTCAATGAGGCAGGTAACTACACAAAACCATCATTACGCAAACGCTTGTTTGAAAAAATTAAAGCTGGTGGCAAAGGCGGTAAGCCTAATCAATGGTCAGCAAGAAAGGCTCAAATGCTTGCACAAGCTTACGAAAAAGCAGGTGGGGGTTATAAAAACTAATGACCCTCAAGAAGCCACAAAAGAGCTTGAAGTCTTGGACAAAGCAGGAGTGGCGAACTTCTGACAGGAAGCCTAGTAAGGGTAAGAAAAGATATCTACCTGATGCTGCATGGAAGTCACTCACAAAAGGCGAAAAAGCAGCGACCAATAGGGCAAAAGCTAAAGGCAATAAAAAAGGCAAGCAGCATGTGGCTCAACCTAAAAATATCGCAAAGAAGACAGCGAAGTTCAGGAAATAGAATATGGCAGTAGTAACACCAGACTTACCAGAACTTTTTGAGGAAGCCTATGAGCGGGCTGGTCTTGTAATGCGTTCTGGTTATGATCTTAAAACGGCTCGTCGTAGTCTCAACCTTTTAACATTGGAGTGGCAGAACCGTGGCCTTAATCTCTTCACTATCGAAGCTGGTACTTTATCCATTACGGCTGGTACAGAAACTTATACGTTACCTGCGGACACGATTGATCTCATCGAACACCAAGTCCGAACAGGTACAGGTACAAATCAAACCGACACCGCCCTCGAAAGGATCAGTGTCTCAACCTACGCCCAGCAAACCAACAAAAAAACGCAAGGTAGGCCGACCCAAATCTTCGTCCAAAGGCTCCCAACAGAAGTCAAAGTAACCTTGTGGCCTGTTCCTGATGCAACAACTACATATACTTTGTTCTACTATAGGCTAAAAGGTATTGATGGTTTATCCTCTGGCATTGGTGGAGATGTATCTTCTGTTCCTCCTCGTTTTGTTCCAGCTTTGGTTTCTGGGATGGCTTATTATCTTTCCATGAAAAAGAACCCTCAGATGGCAGCTAACTTAAAACAAGAGTATGAGTTTCAGTTTCAACTTGCATCAGGCGAGGACGAAGAAACAGCATCAATTAAGTTTGTTCCATATGATACGTTTATGATGGGTGGTTAATGAGTTACGCAAGAGGCAAATACGCTTTTGGATTCTGTGATAAAACAGGGTTTCGTTATCCTCTCAAGGATCTTGTGCCTGAATATAACAATGGCGTGAAGACAGGATTTCTTGTTGGGCGTGATGTTGTTGATCCAGATCAGCCGCAAAACTTCTTGGGGCGTGTAAAGATTAATGATCCGCAGTCTCTTTTAAATCCAAGACCTGATACATCTCAAGATGAAAGTAGGCAATTGTTTGGCTGGAATCCTGTTGGGAATTCGGCCCAATATATGGTAGGATCTGTAGGAAAAGTTACTGTTAATACAACGTAGGAGATTAAAATGGCCATGAAGAAAAAAGGTTATGCTAAAGGCGGTGCTATGAAGAAGAAAATGGCTGGCGGCAAAATGGCTGCAAAGAAAAAGCCTGTTGCAATGAAAAAAGGTGGCGCAACCAAAAAGATGGGTGGCGGCATGATGAAGAAAAAGGGTTATGCCAGAGGCGGCAAACTGCCAATGGTAAAAGGAAAAGACGGGAAAATGATTCCAGCCTTTGCTGCTGATGGTAAGGGAAAAATGAAAAAAGGTGGCGCGGTAAAAAAGCAAATGGGCGGTGCTATGAAGAAGAAAGGATATGCTAAAGGCGGCAAAACTGTAGCAAGAGGCAGTGGCGCAGCACGAACGCAGTATTTCGGTAAAAACGGTTAAGGCTTAGTATAGGGAGGAACTATGCCTTATCTGCAGAGTAACATACCGCACTTTAAGTGCTGGGTTAGACGCGAGTATACATGTAACCACGAAGCTTATCATGGTGAGTTTCTTCATGCGATGGCAATAGCGGTTACAACAATGCCAAACAGATGCTTGAGTTTTCAAGTTATCTTTACTGGAAGCGAAGTAGATGATGAAGGAGAAGAAAATGTACACGGTGGCGCTATGTGGGCGAGGATGCCTATAACTGCGTTAGTAGCAGATGAGCCACTTGAGGAGTGGCCTGAGCCTATGGCGGTGCATGATGCACAACCGTGGGATTGCTCTTCTTACACACATGCTGTGTATACTCTTGATAGGGCAACACCTTGTCCTTGGTTGGCTAAAATAGATGGAGAGATGTACCCAGCAAAGTACCTATTTACTGTGGATTATGCGGAGAGTGAAATAGCTGATGATCCTGCGCAGCATAAGCAGAGCCATGTGATGCAACTACTGGATGCTGATAAGTGGACTGGGAATGTTGTGGCGTTGCCTAACAATCGTGTGCGGGTAACCCACCCTGCATGGTTTGAGACAGGATCAGGAGCGCCAGACTTCAAGCCCTCGCAACATACACACTATTCAAAGTCCGATTTAGACTATACATTGGATGTTAATCGGATATTCGACAACTTGTATAAAGAGGAATAAAAGTTCAAATGAACTATTCTGAGTTAGTACAGGCGATTAAAGATTACACTGAGAACAACGAGTCAACATTCGTTTCTCAGATCCCTACGTTTGTTCAGCAATCTGAAGAAAATATACATCGCACCGTGCTGATTCCAGAGTTGCGAAAAAATGTAACTGCTACCATGACTGCGGATAACAGGTTTATTGCGCGGCCCCCTGACTTCTTAGCACCGTTTTCAATTGCCGTAATTGATGGGAGTGGAGACTACACGTTCCTTCTTCCAAAAGATGTAAACTTTGTTCGTGAAGCATACCCAAATAAAACAACGACTGGCCTTCCAAAATATTACGCAGAGTTTGATGGTGATGTGCAATCTACAAACTCTCCGGGTCATTTTATTCTTGGCCCAACGCCAGACGCTGCGTATGAAGTTCAATTGCACTATTACTTTGATCCGCCTTCTATAGTTACTTCAAGCACCTCTTGGCTTGGTGAAAACGCGGAAGAGGCTTTGCTGTATGGATCTTTGGTTGAGGCTTATATCTTTATGAAGGGCGAACAAGATGTTCTTGGAATGTATACTCAAAGGTACAACGATGCTATGAAGAGGCTTATGGTCCTTGGGGAAGGAAGGTTGAAGCGTGATGATTATCGTGATGGTCAGCCTCGTTTGGAGATGTAGATGTTTAAAATAGATGTTAATATCCCCCAAGATAAACAGATTGTAGGTGTTCGCACCACAGAAAATCGTGGGTTTACCCCAGATGAACTTGCGGAACAATGTGTCCAAAAGATCGTATCGGTTTCCGATAACACCCATCAGGGTATACGGGACCAAGCTCGTGCTTTCTCAAAGCACATTGAAAAGCTGATTGCATATTATATGCGACAAGCTATTCGCAGCGACCGCACAACTGTGTATAATGCACTTAATGATGCGGGGCATCCCGAACTGGCTGAACTCATAAGGAGACTGTAACATGGCCTTTACTGGAAACTTTATGTGTACCTCTTTTAAGAAAGAGCTTCTTGAGGGCGGACACAATTTTTTACTCTCAGGTGGCGACACGTTCAAACTAGCTTTGTACGATAACAACGCTTCGTTTACTGCGGCGACTACCGACTACACCGCGACAAATGAGGTCGCTAACTCTGGAACATATAGTGCAGGAGGTGGGACACTAACTCGTATAGACCCAACCACGTCAGGCACAACAGCCTTTACCGATTTTGCCGATTTAACCTTTACATCAGCAACGATCACTGCACGGGGTGCTTTGATTTATAATACAACAGAGGGTTCTGACACAGGCACTACTAACACTGTAGTCGTTCTAGATTTTGGATCGGATAAGGCATCTACTTCTGGAGACTTTCAGATTGTTTTCCCAACGGCGGATTCGTCTAATGCCATTATTCGGATAGCGTAAATAAAATGTCAGACGCAAAGGTTGTCTTTTCTGGTTGGGATTCTTCTACGCAAGCGTGGGGTTCTGGCGGTTGGGGACAAGACGTTGCGTTTGCTCTTTCCTCTACGGGGGCTGTTGGGACTGTAACGATTCAAGGCGCAGCTTCTGTGCCGACTACAGGGCTTTCATCTACAACGGGTGTTGGGTCTGTCACCGTCACGGTAGGGACGGGTGTTAGTGTTTCTGTAACGGGCTTAGAGGCTACTGGTGAGATTGGGGATGTAACCGTGACAGGCGGTGCTTCTGTTTCTGTAACGGGAATTGCTGCAACTGGAGCGGTAGGGACGGTCACCTTAAAAACCAACCAAGTTATTCCTGTTGCACCAAACGGCATTACCTCGACAGGACAGGTCGGTTCTGTTACAGTAATTGGAGATGCAAATGTCTATCCAACGGGAGTTTCTGCTACTGCGGAGGTAACCCGCGTAACTGTTTGGGGAAGAATAATCCCAGATGTAAACACAACATGGACTGAAATAGCTGCGTAGGAAACAACATGGCAAGTACATATACAGGAAGCGGTATTGAGAAAATCGCCACAGGCGAACAGTCTGGTACGTGGGGAACGACAACCAATACTAACTTTGACATTTTAGATCGTTTGATAAACGGTGTTGGAACGATCACTTTATCGGGAACAACGCATACTCTCACAACTACGGACGGTACGTTGTCGGATGGTATGTTTAAAGTTCTGGTTCTAAGCGGATCTCCGTCAGGAACAAACACCATTACAATATCTCCTAATGATGCAGCCCATCTGTATCTTGTGCAGAATGATAGTGGTCAAGATGCTATTTTCTCTCAGGGTTCAGGGGCAAACGTCACGGTTGCGAATGGTGACAGTAAGATAATCTACTGCGATGGTGCAGGGGCAGGCGCAGCGGTAAGCGACTTTACCAGTGATTTGTCTATGGACAGCGTCAAAATTACAGGCGGCAACATTTCGGGCATTGCGGATCTTGCCGTTGCGGATG